AATTCATATCGATGCCGTGAGTACTGGCGATTTCAATAAGTTTACCCTTGAAATCATCTAGTTTAATTCCAGCTGATGTAATTTTTTCAGTAAACTGATCCCACGAACCTTGCATCACACTCTTTACAAGTGCGTTTCGAGCCGTAGAAATTTTATCAATAACAGTACCGAATACTTCAGTCAAACTAGTCCAAAGAACTTTTGCTTCTTCGAAATTGCCAAAGATAAGTTCGAAAGTTTCAGCCCAGCCAGAGCCAGCAGACTCCTTGAGGGTATCCCACATCATGCTAAAGGTTTTAACATCTTTGGCCGCCGCAAATGCTTTCTTACCGATATCTGTAGTCTCATCAGCATATCGGCCAAGAGTTGCGACAAGAACATCTGTCGTCATCCACTGCGACGACAATGAATCATTAAACCTTGAAGTTGCGTCAAATGCATCGGACACATTGCCCGTAGCATCTCTTGTTGTGGAAATATACTTTCCATTTTGTTCAACCAGTGTACCCATCTCAACGGCCGTTTGAATAAGCTGGTTCTTAAAATCTACAGTAGCCATATTGGCCAACTCGATGGATTTCCAGTCAATCAGCCTAACCGATCCCTGAGATAGTGCCTGAGCAAAATTGTACATTGCTCGAGAAGCTTCGTTCGCATTCGCACCAGAAAGAGCAGCTTCGTTAGAAATACCCTGAATGGCAGCAACTGCTTTGTCGAGACTAACACCAGCATTTGTAAATTTACCAATGTTGGCGGTCATATCAGAAAATGAATAAATTGTCTTATCGGCATATGTATTCAGTTCATTGAGATACTTACCAACTTCTTCTACAGAAGCACCAGTAGCATTCATAATGTTCTGAACAGATCCCATTTTGAGTTCGTACTCATTAAAACCTTGGGTGCGAGGCTCAATTGCGAATGTGTTAACAATATTCTTACCAAGACCGATAAGAGAGTTAGTGATATTACTTATCGCAGTAATACCAGCTACCTGAAAAGCAGAAAACTTAACTGATGCAATATCTAATCCGTTACTTACTCCAGAAAAGTCAATTTTATCTGAAATTTTCTGAATAGAGGTTAATCCAGCTTCAGCACCCTTAAACTTAAGTTTGTCTTTAAGTTTATCTAGGGTAGACATAGTATTCTTGACATTAGTTTCAAAGTCTCGATTATCAAATTTCATCTCAACGACTTTGCTGTCAATAGAGTTACTCATAGCGAGATAACCTCCTTCCAAACTTCACGTACTAATTGCGTAAATATCGGATCAATAGCTGGGTTAATGTAGTCTCGTCCTTCTACCCAACCGCCATTTCTAGTACCATGACCATATTGTAGTATGAGAGCAATGTTTACATTCTTATTAATGTTAGTATTTAGAAATTCAATACTAACACCTGTAGACGTAACAACAATTCTGTAGTCCCAACTAGATGCAGTTGTTCCACTGTCAACAGGAGTTGCAGAAGCCAAAGCAGCTACACCTCGTTGACCATACTTATCAAATATGCCTTTATCTAAAGCTTTTTGGCATCGCTTTAGCCATTTTTCAGTTCGTTTAAAATCTCCTTTTTCTGAAAATGAGATACGCACTAGCGTCACCCCTTACTATGAGCCTTAGCCCTTCGTTGAGCATTAAGAGCACGCTGTTGTTTTGCAGCAGCACTCTTACTCATTTTCTTACTAGGAGCATTCTTAATACTGCAAACTCGAATCAAAGTGAGAAGTCGATTAATGTGCCATTTTTCACATTCAAATGGAATTCCAAATGAAATCATATAAAAATAGATGACTTCAGCAGTCATGATTTCTCGATTTCCCCTAGGAGCACCACCATTCTCTCTGAACGTAGTGGCTGTCATAGGAGCAGCAATATAATCATTTATCTGTTTATAGTTATCAGTAGTTAGACAGTTGCAAACTACCGGATCAGCATGATTAACGATCATACATTTCACATAATCAATCATTTCTTCTGGAGTTTTTTCATCTCTAGTTAGAAATGGCTTATTCCATTTGGATTCCCATTTTGAAATAGAAATCAAAGAATGCTCGAGAACGAGTTTGCATGAATCAACATAAGAAAACATCTCGTTTTCGTTATCCCAAATCTCAGTTCGTGGTATCTCGATCTCGAGCATTCAAATCACGTCCTTAACTAATTCTTGGCTTCGGCCATGGCGATGATCTTAGCAGTTTCATCGCTCGAGAGCTTCTTATCCTTCGGAACGATACCATTGATAAACTCAGCAGCAGCCTTCGAATCCTCAATAAGCTCCATAAAGAACTTATCATATGCGGGAGTCTCAGTGAAAGCCTTCGAAATTTCAGGAGACTTAACAAATCGACGACCATCCTCAGACTTCTCGCCGTAAGCCTGCATAATAATTTTATTGAACGCGTCCATGATCTTAGGACCATCGTGCGAATCAATCAGCGTCTGCATCTCGTTATAAAAACCCTGCTGAGTACTCAACTGAAGTTGCATAAGCTCCGAAGTGGTAAGATTAAAGTAAAAATCCTCAGTGCGCTCGACACCGAAATAGTCAGTATACGTGATAGTCTTCTTATACATTAGAAGATTCTCCTTTCATAATACCATTTTGATTAAATAGTTTACTTGTTGCTTACAGCGCTAGCCTCATTCGTAGAATTGGTCTTGAAAATCTGAATAACCTCATCCGGGAGAGGAAGCGTAGGATCAGTGTTAGTATCACCAAACAGCTTCTTCTCAAGAGCATCAAGAGCAGCCTTAGGAGCCTTGAGAGAGTCAATCGTAATCGTTGACAGAGACTTATAACCCTCAACAGCGACCGGGGTGGTATCAAACTCCCAAGAGAACGTAATAGCGTCAGGAGAGTCATTAATAGTCTCATAAGCCTTCTCAGAAGGAGAAGCGGTGCAGCCATAGACTAGATGCAGCTTATAACCGTCGTCAGCATTGCTGATCGTATCGTTACCAATATTAGTACGATAAGCGAGACCGAAAGCCGTACGAATCTGCTGACCGAGATAAAGACCCTTGGTACCCTCGGGAGTAGCAGTACCATCGCACTGACCAAACTCCTCAGGATACATGTAAGCCTCAATGGTACCACCGAAAGTCTCAGCAGAACGCATAGAAGCATATTTCATGTTATCAGCATACAGATCATTAGCCTCGGCACCATCAGGGGACTCGGTAATACCGGTAATGCCATTCCATGCGATACCCTTACCGTAACCACCATCAGAATTCTGAAGATACAGAGCGCAATGGTCTACGCCATTCTCATAATAACGCTGACCAGCTTTATCCCAAACAAGGGCTTTAGAAGAAGAAGGTTCAGGCATAATTTACTCCTTAAAAATAAAGATAAAACACATCGTGATTAAGACCATCGGATACATAATGTCGTTCGAACGTACATGATTTAAGTTTCGTAAGAGGCTCGAAGAATTCACTATCCGGGTCTTCGTCAATAAGAATAATCTCATATCGACGATCGAACGTATAAGGTGCATTATCCGCAAATCGAGTATTACCATTACTACGACTATATCGAATACACGGATATTCCATAATTACGTTCTCGGGAGGTTGGAAATAAACCTTATTATCTCCCATGATTTCTTGCAATGTACTCTGTAAGTCTACTCTAAGACCCATTATATACACCGCCAAGCGTAAGAATAAGACGAGGAGACTGTACCTCAACAGAAGTAACAGTCCACCTCGTCCCAACAAGTTCTACGCATTTAATCTGGGAAAAATGAGCTACAGCATATGGATCAGCAATAATACTAATAACATTATTACACGTAATATCACCATTAACGTTGTTATCGTTAGAATATCGCCGAGACATCCTAGTAATATCGCCATAATAATCCCGAGCTACCAACTGAGTTTTCCAACTTCCAGGTCGATCTTCTCGCTCTACAGTTTTACCGTAGAAAATTTTACCGTAGAATTTTCCCATTTTGATTCACCCTAGCGGCTGTTCTTCTGATCAGCGTTGGACGGATCAGTCTTGGTCACCGAATCGGTCGAAGCAGGAAGAGAAGAATCAATATAATGCTCAACAACCATGGCGGAGTAAGGAACCGTAAGAGCGCCGGAGATACGAGTCTCAATAAGGTACTTCTCCTGGTTGTAGTCGATGTCGAAGTCATCGAACATGGACACAGCGCCGCCCTTATCAGTACCAACGTTATAGTCAATAGGATTGACAATAACAGCATCGACAATCAAGGTCTTACCAGTAAGAGAAGTCTCCTTTGTGCCAGGAGTACGCTTAAGATCCTTCATGACCTGAACAGGGACAATATCGGAAACGCCGAGAGCAGCACAAAGCTCAGTCTTGGACTTGTAAATGCGACGACCGACCTTATCCTTCTGCATAAGCAGACGATTAAGATTACGCTGAGTCGTAAACATCAGCGGGTTACCAGAACCCTCATAATCCTCGAATCCATAGACAACACGCTCCTCAAAATCAGCAGCAAAGGTGTCGTTATCAGGCTCAGCCTTATAGCCCTTGGTGACCTTAATAGAATAGAACGGATCATCATTAAGAATCGAGCGGATGTGATCCTCATTAATCTTATCATCAGAGCCAGACTCACGACCATCGCCGATAATGATAGCACGAGCAATCTCTTCCTCGAGCATCATACGCATCTCTTGACGGAGCCAAGAAACAACATCCATGGTAGTAACATCAAGAATATCGTCACGATCAAGACGCTGCTTCTTATATACCGTCTGAGGGGTCGTAGTACGCTTGAGCAGGGGGAACACTTCCTCCTTCTTCTTCTTACCCTTGATGTAGCCTCGAGCACGGGCCTCGTCCTCA